CCATAGCAAGTGGCCACGGCTTCATGACATGTAGCGCAGTAAGCCAGGATCCGGCTCCGTTTAAAGCCGGCTTGAACGTGATAGGTTTGACCTATGCGCTCGAGGTCTATATAGACATACCAATGGTTGTCCGTATAGGCGTAGGTGGGCGGGAGAAACGCGCCCATCTGTCGGGAAGGATCCGGAAACACTATCCGGATCTCCACCCCGATGTTTGCGATAAGATCGCAAGCAAAGGCAGTGATTCACTCAAGCGAGTGAGCAACTGCGTTGAGGCGATTAAGGACTGCTTAATCACTTCTACCCCTGAGGAGATAAGATCTTATCAGGAGTATCCAGAGTACAGAAAGCTGATACACTGGGCTTACTCGAAGGCTGCTCACAGCAGCGATCGGGTTACTAAGGAGTGGAAGAAATTCTGCGCACTCCTTAAATGGAACGCATTGCAGTCACAGACTGCAGCACCAGAGCTGCCCCGGGATTTTCCCGGGTACGGCTCTACCTGGACGGACGCCAGGCAACTTCCGCCACTTTGGCGGAAGCTCGTTCCGTGGCTCCAAGGAGTCATGGAACGGGGTGTGATCAGCAAGGTCGAAGCGACCAGGCTGTGCCACCTGACCACCAGTAGGAATTTTCCTGCTGGCGGTCGTTCGACAAGGAAAGAGTCTCTGCGAAAGCACGCAGAGACGCTGACTAGTTCCCCGTCTGTGTCCTCAACGCGACAAGCAATACTTGAGCGACTTTCCTACCTCATAGGTAGGCAGACAAAACGATTCTGTGACGAGGCTGGTTATACCAGCCTCGGGCACACGTCGTTGACATCCAATGCTTCATTGGATTCGTCAACAACGGAAGGCGGACGAGCAGCCGAGGTCGGAATGAAATTCCGACGTTGGTGCGAATTCGTCCCGGACCACGACACCGTTGAGGTGACATGGTTCGGAAAGACCTACTGGTTGGAGACCGGTAGGCCTAGATGGCAGACCATGTGCAGGGATTCCCTAACACATGAGCTGCACCACGAGGCCGGCGAAAGCGACGACCGCGTGGACCTCGACTTTGAAAATTTCAAACTCGAGGATCCGTTGTATGGACTAGATGAGGTCACTGGGTATCAATTACTGCAGTGGTCCATCGAAGAGGGACTACGTCAAGGCATCCTTGACGGGAGTCCGTTTTACAACGAAAACGACATGCTTCGCATGTCTGGCAGACGGCCGTCAATACGGCCGTCTGCTATAGGCGAACCCGGGGCAAAGGCCCGGATCGTCACAGTGGGGGAGGACTGGCTGACAATGTTATTGCAGCCTTGGTCCCACCACGTGGTGGGTGCGTTGAGAACGCATCCATCGGCACACGCGGGTCTTACCCGCGGGTGGCAACTCTATGAGTGGGTGAAGCGGCAGGGATATGCCTCCGCTCCACCTGCAGGTGACCGCTGGTACCTTTCCAGCGACCTTACTACGGCCACAGATTTCTGTGTGCACGAGTACTCCCAAGCAATGCTTGAGGGCCTGCATCGTGGTCTGGAACGGAATAGTGATCCGTATTTCAGACTCTGTTCTCAGCTGCTTTGCAGCGGGAGAACTTACGAAAGCAACGAATTCGCAGAATACTGCGATCTCGTTACCACCCGGGGCATCTTAATGGGTGACCCAGGTGCGAAGATAGTATTGACCATGCACAACCTTTGTGCAGAGGCCGAGGCACTACTTCGATACGTCAGTGGAATGACTGGCGCCTCAGATGAAGAGTTTCTCTATCATCTGATGTCCAGAGAAGGACTGCCACCCATCGGGTGGCGAGTCTTCTCGTGTTCGGGGGACGACCACTTTGGTCAGGGCCCGAGGACGTACCTTGAGCGTATTACGCTCAACCATGATTTAAACGGAATGTCCGTATCATGGCCGCAAAACTTCTTAAGTTTGCGTGGTGGTTTCTACTGTGAGGAGATGCTCCTCACAGTAGGTCTGCGTCCGGATCAGATCTGGAAGAGGCAAGTACCTCTTCGAGACGTTCCGTATGCAGAGCAGCCTCACATCGATGCGATGAAAGTTAGGCTGTTTTCCCCCTGTGCCAAGGAGCACGAGGGAAAAGATGAGCCGAACCCTGCCATTGGCAAGGCTCGCCAGATGCATGGCATGCTGGCGTGGCTCGGAGGAGATTTTGAACCATTGGTTCCTCTCTTCAGCAAGCGATGGGAGCAGAGATTGGGCGCGTTCTTGCCAACCTCTCTTGCATTTCGGTATCTTCCAGTGAAACTGGGAGGAATCGAGGCTCCCGCCTACCATCGGTCAAAGACCGACATTAGGCGTGCACTGGGACAATTACCACCAGTGCATTTGTGGTCAATCAAGCAAGTACTTGATGGATCAGCGACGCCCGTGCTGTCGCGTTGTTTGGCGAGTTTCGCCACCAACGCACGAGCGCGTGGAATCTCTAGTGACCTGATCGAGGATCAGATTAGAGAAACGCTACGCCTAGCCGACCTCGTCGGCGGCGTAGATGATCTAGGGCTATTCAAAATGGCGCTAGAACATGGACTATTGTCGTTACCGGACGACTTAGACCCCGTCCTCGTGTGGAGAAATCTCCGCCACAAGGACAAAGCTGCACTCGCAAAGCGAATGCGGCTCACGGACATCGATCAGGCCATTGACCTGATCGGTCGCCCCTACCTCTTCAGGGATATGCTATACCCCGAAGTGAGCCGACGACACGGAATAGATCCGTATCGTTCCAGTCAGTATGATTCCATACCCTGGGCGGCTAGGCAAGACAAGTTTTACGAGAATCTCTCGTGGAACCTGCCGACTTCAATGGAGGAACTTTCCTCCGTTGAAAAGGCTTCACTAATCGAGTCCTTGACCGATTGGTGTGTCGAGAATAAGCCCCTCGACATCCCCCGGGAGATATATTTCTTCCCGGAAGGTGTGGTAGTTCACAAGAAGCTTGCGACACTACGCACTGCGCTATAAGCGCTGGGATGGTGGTACCCGGTTTATGAAGCCGTGGCCACTACGGGTAGACACATCCCATGTGTTTTCCTTTACAG